TTGACCCACGAACTACGGAACATGGGCATACCTGTTGTTAACTTTACGCCGAGCAAAGGTAATGATAAGGTGACGAGGGTCCATTCTGTATCGCCGTTATTTGAGGCTGGAATGGTTTGGGCCCCCGACACTACGTTTGCGGACGAGTTGATTGAAGAGGTAGCGGCGTTCCCTAATGGGGAGTATGACGATCTTGTTGATAGCATGACGCAGGCATTGATGCGGTATCGGCAGGGTAATTTTGTACAATTACCAACAGATGACTGGGAAGATGAAGATAATTATAGTAGGATACACGCTTATTACTAGAGGGGCAGCGGACGCATGGGAAATTCTATAGTAGATCTTGGGGCGGCAGCCGTTGACTATGTTAGTGACGCGGCGTCTGATTTTTATGATTACATGACCGGGTCCCCTGAAGCTTCGGCGTCTGAAACATATATTGAAAGAAAGAGCCGCAAAGGCCAGCAGTTGTATAGCGGTCGGGACCCCCAGAAACCTTTTTTTGATTTCGGTTTTGCAGAGGGCGGCGCAGTAGATCTTGGCGCAGGGTCCCCCGAAGAAATGGAAGAGTTTCTAGAGTTTTTGCGTAAAAACCGTCCTGTGTACAAGGAGGGTGATGAGCGCCCGTACACCTATTACAGCGATATGTTGATGGTCCCCGAAGAGAAAAGAAACACTCCAGAGCAGGAGTACGAGTCTTTACCTCGTGCTGATATGTATGAGGGTTTTGCGGAACCTTCTTATGGTATCACCATAGAGGACGTTGAAAAGGGGACTGCCCGCTTGTCTGACATGCAGGACGAGGCGGAGATGGGGAATCCTTATGCTGGTACGTCAGGTAACTTTGTTCCACAGCAGTACGAGATTGTTGACGGCAGTGTGATCGCTAACCCTGTTGGTTTTGATGACGGCGGTGCAGTTCCAGTAGAGGAAGCGGGCATTGGCAGTTTCATGTACGACATGGTTACCGGAAACGTGCCGTCAGACAAGTACAACGCTATGAGAACGTCTGGCCGTATGGACGATCCTATGGCTCAAGCTATTTATGGTCAGGACCCCACCTTCATGGAGCGGTTGGTAAAAGATTACGATTATCCTGCTAACATACCTATGCAAGATGATCAGGGGTACGCCATCATGGACCCTGAAACAGGTGGTCAAAAGATGATGATGGCGACTGACTTTAATTTACCGGAGTACATGCGAACAGGCAGGCCCCGCTCTGATATGCCTACCTATGGTGAGTTAGAAGATGCGCGGGCTCATGCTCTTGCGTCTGCTTTGATGGCGAAGGACTATGGCCCGCGGACCACGGGCATAGCCACGAAGATCAAGGAAGCTACTGAGATGTTGCCGGGTTTTGGTTCTTCTGGTTTCCGGGACATGCAAATGGACAACCGGAACAATGCGTTGGGTGTTAAGCTTTTAAAAGAGGCGGGCATACAAGCCTCTCCGAAAGAGTTAGCGCGGAACGTGGATCAAGCTGTATTTAGTCAGCTTGATCGTATATTAGGCCGGTCAGAAGATCGTCAGGATACACCGGCAAAGGACCAACCGTTTGCAAAACAGTATTTTAAATCCCCAGAGGGTGGCTTGGATGTTTATTTCCCGCGTGATAAGCAGGGTTACTTTGATACAAGTTATATCTACGATTAGGAGATAACACATGGCTAGAGAACCTATTGCAGGCATGATGGACAACGTCCCGTCTCAGTTGGACATGGAGGACTTGGCGGCTGAAGTAGAGCTTGAGCTACCGGGCAGCATGGACGACAACGTCGTATCCTTTGAGGGTGTGGCCGAGGGCATGGACATTGAGATGATTCCTGACGAGGACGGTGGTGTAACCATTGATTTTGATCCGCAGGACCAGCGCGGTGACGGTGATGATTTCTACATGAACTTGGCAGAGGAGATGCCGGACCGTGAGTTGTCGCGGATTGCTGGTGATTTAATGTCGGAGTTTGACAGTAACAAGTCGGGACGACAGGAGTGGGAAGATGCTTACGCCAACGGTTTGGAACTTCTTGGTTTCTCCTACGAGGAGAGGTCTCAGCCGTTCAGAGGAGCTTCCGGAGTTACGCATCCCTTGCTTGCAGAGGCTGCTACACAATTCCAAGCGCAAGCGTTTAACGAATTGTTGCCAGCTTCGGGTCCCGTGCGAACTGCTGTCTTGGGAGCAGAAACCCGTGATAAAGAGCAGCAGGCCATCCGTGTAAAGCAGTTTATGAATTACTACATCACCAACGTGATGGAGGAATATACGCCTGATCTGGATCAGATGTTGTTTTATTTACCGTTGGCGGGTTCTACTTTCAAGAAGGTTTATTACGATGAGGCTAGAGGCCGTGCTGTAAGTAAGTTTATTCCTGCGGAACACTTGGTTGTTCCGTATGAAACGTCTGATTTAGCTACTTGTCCTAACATATCTCAGGTTGTTCGCATGTCGTTGAACGATTTGAGGAAGCATCAGGTGTCTGGGTTCTATCTGGACATTCCTGTATTGCCTTCACAGAACGAAACGGGTTCCGTGGACGACGAAATAAACCGAATTGACGGTGTTTCGCCGTCTCAGATCGACTATGACTGCACACTTTTGGAGTGTCACGTTGATTTGGACCTTGAAGGGTATGAGGAAGAGGACGAAGACGGCGAGTTCACAGGTATTAAGATACCATATGTAGTGACGATTAGTCAGGACAACGGGCAGATACTAGCAATTCGTCGTAATTACCGTGAGGAAGACGAAAAGAAGCAGAAGATCAACTATTTTGTGCATTATAAGTTCCTTCCGGGCTTTGGTTTCTATGGATTGGGCTTAATTCACACGATTGGTGGTTTGTCTCGCACAGCTACGGCTGCACTTCGTCAGTTGATCGACGCTGGTACGTTATCTAACCTTCCAGCAGGGTTTAAGGCTCGCGGCCTACGGATCAGGGACGATGATGAGCCGTTGCAGCCGGGTGAGTTTAGAGATGTGGACGCTCCGGGTGGTGCTATTCGCGACAGTTTGATGCCTTTGCCGTTTAAAGGGCCAGATCAGACGTTGTTTAACTTGCTGGGGTTTGTTGTGGATGCTGGGCGTAGGTTTGCACAGATTACCGACATGAAGATTGGTGATGGCAATGAGAATGCTGCGGTAGGTACGACTGTTGCCCTGTTGGAGCAGGGCGCACGGGTAATGAGTGCTGTTCACAAGCGTCTTCACTACGCCATGCGTTTAGAGTTCAAGATGTTGGCAAGGGTAATGTCGGAGAGTTTGCCGCAAGAGTATCCGTATTCTGTTGAGGGTGCGGAATCCAAGATTATGGCGAGCGACTTTGACGATAAGATTGATGTAGTACCGGTATCTGACCCCAACATGTTTAGTCAGTCTCAGCGTATTGCTTTGGCGCAGACCAAGTTGCAACTTGCTGGTGCGGCACCTGAGTTGCACAACATGCACGAAGTATACAAGGACATGTACGAGGCGTTGGGCGTTAAGGACACTGACAGGATTATGAAGCGTATTCCTGATGAGGAGCCTTCGCCAAAAGATCCGGCGCAGGAGAACATCGACGCAATGGACATGATACCTTTGCAGGCGTTTGAGGGTCAGGAACATGAAGCACATATTATGGCGCATATGGTATTTGGCTCTACGCCTCTAGTTGCTGGAATGCCTGCGATGGCTATGGCGCTTCAGAAGCACATCATGGAGCATGTGAAGATTGCGGCGCGGGAACGGGCGGCTGTGCAGTTTATCCAGTCTAGACAGGCTGTCGGTGGTGAGGCTGCAACTGAAGAGGAGATGTTGCAGGTAGAGGGCTTGACTGCACAGTTTGTTGCCGAAGGTATGCAGATGGTCAAGCAGATGTCACAGCAAGTCTCTGGTCAGGGTCCTGATCCGTTGATCCAGCTAAAGGAAAAGGAGCTAGAGATCAAGGCGCAGGCAGAGCAGGCGGACTCACAAGTGGACCAAGCCAAGTTGCAGCTTGATGCACAGAACCAAGAGACACGGGCTCAACAGTTCCAGCAGAGGCTGGCAAGTCAGGAGTCCATGACGCAGGCACGTATTCAATCAGCTATGGAAAGAGAGTTACTCAAACAGCGCGGGCAGTAGAGTAAAGCTGGGGGCAAAATGGAACCAATAACTACGGCGCTGGCAGGGATATCTTTATTTAAAGCGGCAGTTGATGGCATTAAGGGCGCTATTGGCACCGCTAACGATGTTTCTGAAATTGCAGGATTTATTGACAACCTGTTTGAAGGCGAGAAGCAGGTTCAGCA